GAAAGGGCCCCGAAGGGCCCGATGGGTTAGATAGATCGGATGATCTGTTCGGCCAATGCTTTGACCTCAGCAGGGCGGAAAGTAGCATCGCCCTCGAGGTTCTCGCAGACTTTGATGATATCCTGCGCGGCATCGCGGATGCGGACATCGGGAGCGCGGGGAGCCTTTTTATCTTTTGGCTTATCCGCATTAACACGTCTCTGAACAGCGTTTTTAATGTCCGTGATCTTGGAGCCGATTTTCTTTTGAGTATCACTGCGATGTTTCCGATTGTCATCGCCTATCGCAGATTTAGGGAGTGCCAACACTCTTTTCTCAGCGGCTGAAAAGGTCGAGACCACTAATTCACGTAGCGCCGTCCATTCATCTTCGGTAGCCAGTGAATGTTTTTTCGTATGCGAAACGAAGTGAAACTCCGCATCATCGCCCCATTGTGCTACCGCTAGATCCGCGATTTTTGCCATAGCTCTGGTAGCTTTATCGCTGGACTTCAGCCCTTCGATAATTGCTTTGCTCATTTCAGTGTTAACAAACACTGGGTTAGTTGTTGAATTGCTCATGTCATATATCCTCTTGTTATGACGTAAATGGATGTCTAGGGGTTATCTCCCGAAGACAGGGCTAGTAAACCATGATGTGTGGTAACGAATCAATAGATAATCTGACAAGTTAGGGAATTCCCTAACTAAACGTGGCGAAACGTGATATCCGATGGGGTACCCACCCCCTATGACCCCGACGTCAGCAACGCGTAGCCATCAACGTATATATTACTAATTTGCACAAATTTAGAGTCCAATTTTGAGTTCGGCACCCCCACCCCCCTCTATATAGGGAACACCCCCCATACTGTTTGAAATCGGCGTAGCAAAAATTTTTTGTGTGTAATTTTCAAGTAACAAATAAATAATAACTTGTTACAGTAGGTATAACGGGATAGTAGCTGGGGGGCTACCCGTGCCATACAAACGCGCAAGCGATAAGAAAGCGCGGCATAAGCGATACCACAAAGAATGGTACGAACGTAACAAAGAAAAGCAGAAAGCTAGGAACGCTGAACACCGCAAGAGGTATCGCGCCGAATGGAATCAGTTTAAAAGCGAGCAGAAATGTTCGCGGTGCGGTTTCGCTCATCCTGCCGCTATTGATTTCCACCACATAGATCCTTCGCCAGATGACCGAAAGATCAGCGTGCTTACCTCGAATGGGCAGTACCGTACGGCGAGAAAGGAGGCAGAGGAGCGGTGCGTACCCCTCTGTGCGAACTGCCACCGCATATTACATTGGGATGAGACCCACGACTAAACGTAAACCATTGTGCCTAAACATGATCTGCGGTATAAATCGGCACTAACGGTTTAGTACCTGCGGAAACAACATGTCTTTAGAGATAGAACCCGAAGTCGGTGTACCGTTTTCGGACAAAGTTCCTAGTATCGATCTACGTACTCGGGTTGAAGCCGCGAGTAACACTGCCTCTATGCTCGCTGAACACGGGTTGGAGGTCGAACCGACCGCTGAAGACAACAACATCGCGGCTAAATTGACCCTTGCCTACGCTGATGACCCCGAGAAAACCTCGAAGAAGGTCAGTAACAAGCGTGCATCCACCCTACCACCCGCCGCATTGGTGGCAACACACGGGATTTTGACCCAATTTGGGCATTCCGTAGTGGAAAGTGCCACCCAAGTGCGCCATTTGGTGACCAATAAGCTGATTGAAGAGACCGAGAACCCCGATCCACGCGTTAGAATCCGTGCATTGGAGTTGTTGGGCAAGATTTCGGACGTAGGTCTGTTCACAGAGAAGGCTGAAGTCACCATAACCCACAAAACAACGGACGAATTGCGCGAAAGCCTGCGTGCAAAGCTGGCAAAACTCGTAGAACCCGCCGAAGAAGCCGAGGACGCGGTGATTATTGACGGTGATGCGTTGGATGTGGACGCAGAACTAGGGCTATCGGATGACTGAAGCCGTGTTGGACTTCTCAGATGAGGATATCCAGACACTTTTGGACAATCTGGACACGTTTTCTGCTGATGAGATAGCTGAAATCGAGAAAATCACGGGTGAATTGTCCGCGAGGAAGGAGAATCAGGCCGCATACAACGATCTGATTGCGTTTTGCCAGCTTATGATGCCGGATTTCATTGTGGGTAAGCACCATCGGATACTGGCAGACATGCTGATGGCGATCGAATCGGGCGATAAAGACCGTGTTTGCGTCAATATACCGCCCCGTCACGGCAAATCTCAGCTTGTTTCTATCTTCTATCCAGCGTGGTTTTTGGGTCGAAATCCCGATAAAAAGGTCATGATGGTGTCCCACACCACGGATCTGGCGGTGGATTTCGGGCGAAAGGTACGTAACCTGATTGCCACAGATCAATACAAAAGTGTATTTCCTACCACAATGCTAGCGCAGGATAGTAAGTCAGCAGGTAGATGGAACACGAACGTCGGTGGAGAATACTATGCGTGTGGTATTGGTAGCGCTCTTGCTGGTCGCGGTGCCGATTTACTTCTGGTCGATGACCCTCACTCTGAGCAAGACGTCATCAATGGCAACTTCGAGGTATTCGAGAAGGCATACGAGTGGTTTACCTTCGGTGCACGAACCCGTTTGATGCCCGGTGGACGGGTAGCGATTATCCAGACACGCTGGCACATGGACGATCTGACGGGGCGTGTGACGAACGACATGTCTAAGAACGCTCGTGCTGACCAGTACGAGGTGGTGGAGTTCCCCGCGATCCTAGAGGTGCAGAACAAGAAGACGAAGAAGTACGTCGAGAAACCCCTGTGGCCTGAGTTCTTTGACCTTGAGGCGCTCCTGCGTACCAAGGCATCTATGCCGACGTTTCAGTGGAACGCGCAGTATCAGCAACAACCCACCGCAGAAGAGGCGTCGATCGTCAAACGTGAGTGGTGGAACGTGTGGGAGCAGGACAATCCGCCCGCATGTGAGTACATTATTATGTCGCTGGATGCGGCGGCAGAGACCCATAACCGTGCCGATTACACCGCACTGACGACTTGGGGGGTGTTCCTCAACGAGGAGACTAACGCGTACAACGTCATCCTGCTCAACAGTATCAAGAAGCGGATGGAGTTTCCTGAGTTGAAGCAGATGGCGATGGAGGAGTATCAGGACTGGGATCCCGATGCGTTTATTGTGGAGAAGAAGTCCGCTGGTACGGCGCTGTATCAAGAGATGCGACGAATGGGCCTGCCCGTGTCAGAATACACACCACACCGTGGCTCAGGTGATAAGATGGCACGGTTGAACTCTGTTGCGGACATTGTGGCGTCAGAGTTAGTGTGGGTACCGCCGACGCGGTGGGCTGAAGAGGTCGTAGAAGAAATTGCTGGATTTCCGTTTATGAGCCATGATGACCTCGTGGACTCAACGGTGATGGCCCTGATGCGATTCAGGCAGGGAGGATTTATCCGCTTGCCCACGGACGAACCAGATGAACCACGGTACTTTAAACGTCGAAGTGGCGGGTATTACTAAGAGGCTAGGACATGGCTATAGAAAAAGGAATGTACTCTGCGCCAGAAGGCATGGATGAGATCGCTGAACAGGGTGGATCTGCGCTAGAAATTGAGATCATTGACCCTGAAGCGGTCATCCTTGATGATGGATCTATGGAGATCACCTTGATCCCTGATGCGGGTATCGAGGACATGATGGCGTTTGACATCAACCTTGCCGAGGTACTGGACGAATCACACCTACAAGAGATATCAGGCGAACTGACTGGCCTGATTGAGTCAGATATTGACGGTCGTAAAGAGTGGGCGGATACCTTTGTAAAGGGTCTGGATGTGCTGGGCTTCAAGTACGAAGAGCGTACTGACCCGTGGGAAGGCGCGTGTGGCGTCTATTCTACGATCTTGGCGGAAGCGGCTATCCGGTTCCAAGCCGAAACCATGTCAGAAACGTTTCCTGCCGCTGGTCCTGTAAAAGTTAAGATTCTGGGGGAAGAGTCTAAAGAGAAGGAAGAGGCCGCTCAACGCGTCAAAGCGGACATGAACTACGAGTTGACGGAGCGTATGGTCGAGTACAGACCTGAGCACGAGCGACTCTTATATAGCCTAGGACTCTCTGGTTCGGCGTTTAAGAAGGTTTACTACGACCCCAATATGGGACGTCAGGCGGCTATCTATATCCCAGCAGAAGACGTTATCGTGCCTTACGGCGCAAGTCATATTGAGACTGCGGAGCGTGTAACGCATGTTATGCGTAAGACTAAGAACGAGTTGCGTAAGCTACAGGCGGCTGGGTTCTACCGTGACATCGAACTTAACGAGCCACAGCCTTACCACTCAGATATTGAGGAGCGTAAGGCAGAAGAGGGCGGGTTCTCGCTTACAGATGACAACCGCTATGCGCTGTATGAAGTGCACGTGGATATGGTTATCGAGGGTCTGGATGACTCAGAGGACGACATCGCCAAGCCCTACGTGGTGACTATCGAGCGTGGTAGCGGTGAGATCCTAGCGATACGCCGAAACTGGAACGAGATAGACCCGCTACAGCTCAAGCGTCAGCACTTCGTACACTACGTTTACGTCCCCGGATTTGGCTTCTACGGCCTTGGATTGATCCACATCATCGGGGGATACGCCAAGGCGGGAACGTCGCTCATACGGCAGTTGGTGGACGCTGGTACGCTGTCTAACCTGCCCGGCGGACTCAAGTCTCGTGGCCTACGAATCAAGGGTGATGACACGCCGATAGAACCCGGCGAGTTTAAAGACGTTGATGTGCCTAGCGGCTCTATCCGCGACAACATCATGCCACTTCCCTACAAGGAGCCAAGCCAGACACTGCTTGCGCTTCTGAACCAGATTACGAACGAAGGGCGTCGTCTGGGTGCTATCTCTGACATGAACATCTCTGACATGTCGGCTAACGCGCCTGTAGGCACAACCCTTGCGCTCCTAGAGCGAACTCTCAAGCCAATGGCGGCAGTACAGGCACGTGTCCACTATGCCATGAAGCAAGAGTTCAAGATGCTCAAGGAGATCATGGCGGAGTACGCCCCGCAGGAGTACGGCTACGAGCCGATCCGTGGCGAGGTGAGCGCACGTCAGATGGACTATGCGATGGTGGACGTGATCCCCGTCAGCGACCCGAACTCATCCACTATGGCCCAGCGAGTCGTACAGTACCAAGCGGTATTGCAGATGGCACAAGCCGCGCCTCAGATCTACGATCTGCCACAGCTACACAGGCAGATGATCGAGGTACTAGGCGTCAAAAACGCCGACAAGCTGGTCCCCACAAAGGACGACGCAAAACCGACCGATCCGGTCAGCGAAAACATGGACGCACTAACGGGCAAACCCCTACGTGCGTTTATCTACCAAGACCACAAAGCACACATCGCGGCGCACACATCCTTTATGCAGGATCCCTCGATTGCGGCTATGATCGGTCAAAACCCACAAGCAAAGCGAATCATGGCGTCTTTACAGGCGCACATTGCAGAACACCTTGGGTTCCAATATCGCCAAGATATCGAAGAGAAGTTGGGAGCACCGCTTCCACCGCCCGGAGAAGAGCTACCAGAGCAGATCGAAGTGGATCTGTCGCGCCTCGTAGCCGAGGCAGGCGCACAGCTTATGCAAGGTAACAAGCAGAAAGCCGCCGCACAGCAAGCTCAACAACAGGCGAAAGATCCTGTCATGCAACAGAAGCAAGCTGAGTTGCAACTTAGAGCACAGGAAGTCCAGCGTAAGGCCGCTAAAGATCAGCAGGATACTCAGCTTAAGCAAGCTGAACTGCAACGCAAAGCGCAGAAAGATCAGATGGACGCCATGCTAGACGCAGAGAAGCTCAAACTGGATCGACAAGAACTTCAGATGGACGCGCAACAAGACGCCGCGAAACTCGATCTTGAACTAGCGAAATTATCGGATCAACCAAAATGAGGTGAGTAATGCCTAAAACCGTCTTTGACGTGCTTACAGATAAAATCGACGAGCAAGTCTCGTCTGCACATACTTTTGTAGCGGGGGGTGTCCCACAAGATTACGCCAGCTACAGAGAAGTTGTTGGACTTATTCGGGGTCTGGAGTCCGCAAAATTAATCATAGAAGACCTCTCGCGTAACTTTATGGACAATGATGATGACTAACACTCAGCCGCTAAAATTGCCTGATGCACTGGAAGAAAAAATCAACGCACAAGCAGAACGATTGCACTCTGCTAGCGAAGAAGTTTCCGATACTGACTGGGATAAACAGCTCCCAAAACCCGTAGGCTACCGTCTGCTAGTAGCTCTTCCTGATATTGAAGAGTCTTACGATGGTAGCGCTCTAATCAAAACCTCTGACGCCATGCGAAAGGAATACATCATGTCAATCATGGGTGTAGTTCTGGAGATGGGCGATGGGGCGTACGCTGATAAAGAGCGTTTTCCTGAGGGTCCGTGGTGTAAAGAAGGTGACTACGTGATGTTTCGTATGAACACAGGCACACGGTTCAAGGTTAATGGTAAAGAGTTTCGTTTGATGAACGACGACTCTATTGAAGCTGTAATTCCCGATCCCCGTGGGATCATGGCAGTATAGGAGATAGACAATGCCTTTTCAGAAAGTAGAGTTCGAGTTTCCTCATGATGACGACGGAAACGAGAAAAATTTAACTATCGAGGTCGAGGGTTCAAGTGCAGAGACCATTGACACTAAAGCTAAAAAACCTGAAGCACCGGCTCCAAGCGAGGTGGATTCTTCTGATGACGGACTTGAGATTGAGGTGGTTGACGATACGCCAAAAGCCGACCGCAATCGTAAGCCTTCAGACCCCCCAGAAGATGTTACGGAAGAAGAACTGGCGGATTACTCCGAGAAAGTTCGACGACGTATTCAGCACTTTAGTAAGGGATATCATGATGAGCGTCGAGAGAAAGAGAAGGCGCTTAGAGAGCGTGAAGAGCTAGAACGCCTGTCTCAACGTCTTGTTGAAGAGAACAAGAAGCTCAAGGATAGCGAGTACAAGAGCCAGACTGCCCTGCTTGAGAATGCTAAGAAGTCGGCTGAAGCTGAGATCAACGCCGCGAAACGCGCTTACAAACGTGCGTACGATGCGGGTGATTCTGACAAGGTTTTGGCGGCGCAGGATAGGTTGTCAACAGCAAAGATCAAAGCTGATAAGCTCGAAGAGTTTAAACTGCCTCAAGAAGAGTATACGCTACCCGTTGATAGCCCTGAACAGGAATCTGCTCCACAGCCTGTTCAAATTGACGAAAAGACACGGACTTGGCAAAAAGAGAATCCGTGGTTTAATGAAGATGAAGAAATGACAAGTTTCGCCTTAGGGTTGCATAATAGGCTTGTCAAAGAGGGTGTAGACCCTCAAACTGACGATTACTACGAGCGAATTAATACTCGTATGCGAGAGGTATTCCCCGAGAACTTCGAGGATGAACCGGAGGTAAGACGAAGATCCAACAATGTGGTTGCCCCCGCTACGCGGAGCACAGCGCCTAAGAAAATTAGGCTTACGCAAACACAGCTAACGTTGGCAAAACGCTTAGGTCTTACCCCAGAACAGTACGCCAAACAGGTTGCATTAGATATGAGGAAACAATGATGGCTGAGAATCGTATAGACCGAGAGCTTAAATCTCGTGAAAAGACGACCCGCAAAAAGGCTTGGACGCGCCCCGAGGTACTACCCTCACCTAATCCCGAGCCGGGTTATGAATTCCGCTGGATAAGAGTCAGTTCGCAAGGTACGACTGATGCCACAAATGTTTCTTCCAAACTGCGTGAAGGTTGGGAGCCCGTAAAGGCTTCAGATCATCCAGAAATTACGTTGGTCACTATTGAGAACGATAGGTTCAAAGACAACGTTGTGATTGGTGGTTTGTTACTGTGCAAAGCTCCAGTCGAACTCATCGAAGAACGTACTGACTACTACAAACAGCAGACACGTTCGCAGATGGAATCTGTAGACAACAACCTCATGCGAGAGAACGATCCTCGTATGCCTCTCTTTCATGAGAGAAAAACGAAGGTCACTTTTGGTAACGGAACTTAATTTAGGAGCTTAAAATGGCTTATCCTACTGTAAGTGGTCCTTATGGACTTGTTCCGGTAAAACTGTTGAGCGGCTCTCCTTTCGTAGGTGTTACTCGTCACTTCAAAATTGCAAGTGGCTATGCAACAGCTATTTTTTATGGGGATGCTGTGAAGCTCGTTACCGGAGGCACTGTCGAGCGTGATACGTTCGATGCCGCTATGACACCCGTGGGTGTTTTCCTTGGCTGTACCTACACCGATCCTAACCTAGGTTACAAGGTGTTCCGTCAGTCATACCCCGCTAGCACTGTTGCATCTGACATCGAAGCATATGTTGTCGATGCGACTGACGTTTTGTTTAAGGCCGCTGTTGTATCTTCGGGTACTACTATCGGTGACCTTGCACAGACTGACATCGGTGCTAACGTCGCAGGTGTAGATAACACTGGTGATTCGACTTCAGGCAACTCTCGTTGCGCGATTTCTCACACCAGCGCTACTACTAACACTCTTCCTTTCCGCATCGTCGGCTTGGTTGAGGAAACTAAAAACAGCTCGGGTGGTTTTACTGAGGCTTACGTTAAGTGGAACGCAGGTCACCAGTACGACAACACGACTGGCGTATAAGGAGATTTAAGCAATGGCTATTTCACGCGCCCAGCTACTTAAGGAACTCCTTCCCGGACTGAACGCTCTGTTTGGAATGGAGTACGCAAAATACGGCGAAGAGCACGCCGAAATCTTTGAAACCGAAACCTCAGATCGCTCGTTTGAGGAAGAGACCAAGCTCTCAGGCTTCTCAGCCGCACCTGTTAAAAACGAAGGTGCCGCAATTGAGTATGACAATGCTCAGGAAGCGTGGACTGCTCGCTATACACACGAGACCATCGCGATGGGCTTCTCAATCACTGAGGAAGCTATCGAAGATAACTTGTATGACTCTTTGTCTGCTCGTTATACGAAGGCTCTCGCACGTGCTATGGCGTACACCAAGCAGGTCAAGGCCGCTACTATCTTGAATAGTGCGTTTGACACTGGTGTGACCTACGGCGACGGTAAGGCACTTTGCACTACCGATCACCCACTGGTTAGCGGTGGTAGCAACTCGAATGAGCCAACTGTTGCGGCTGATCTTAACGAGACTTCTTTGGAAGCCGCCGTTATTCAGATCGCTGGTTGGACAGACGAGCGTGGTCTTCTCATCGCCGCCAAGCCTAAGAAGCTGGTAATTCCACCCGCTCTTCAGTTCGTTGCAACTCGTTTGCTCGAAACAGAAGGTCGCGTGGGTACTGCGGATAACGACCTTAATGCGATTCGCAATAACGGTTCTATCCCAGAGGGTTACACTGTTAACCATTACCTGACTGATACTGACGCTTGGTTCTTGATGACTGACGTTCCTAACGGCCTCAAGCACTTTGTCCGTACCCCAATGTCTACATCTATGGATGCTGACTTTGATACTGGCAACAGCCGCTACAAGGCTCGTGAGCGTTACTCGTTCGGCGTGTCAGACCCATTAGGCATTTTCGGTTCGCCCGGAGCTTAATGATTAGAGGGGGGCATTCGTTGCCCCCTTTCTTTTTGTGTGTTATAAAAAATGAATCCCTGACAGTCGCATTCCGTGACTGACACTAGCCGAGACAGGAGATTCACATGGCTAATACTACTTTCCAAGGTCCAGTCCGTTCGGAGAATGGCTTCAAGGACATCACTAAAGCCGCTAGCACTGGTACAGTAACTGAGAACATCTCAATTACTCACGACGGTACTAATAGCGTCATCATCTTCAAAGACCTTCCAACGTCTGATCCATCTGTTGCAGGTCAACTGTATAGCGACTCAGGTGTTCTGACTGTATCCGCTGGATAAGGAGTGAACAATGCCTAGATCAGATGTTCAGTCCAAACGCGTCACGGGTGTAGGATCTTTAGGTGTTGGCCCCGCGCGTATTCGCCAAGTGCAAGTTTTGAGCACTACAGGAAGCCCCCGCCTTACTATCACTGATGGTAATGGTGGAAGCACTGTATTAGACCTAGACTTCGTTGCTTCTGATTCCCACTCCGTCAACATTCCTGATGACGGTATCCGGTGTCAATCAGATGTGTACGTAAGTGCGTTCACTAACATTACTGCTATGACAGTGTTCTATGGGTAAATACTATGCGGGCTTACTACAAGAAAGGCGGCTCGGTTAAGAAAAGCCCTGCGTGGACGCGCAAGGAAGGTAAGAGCGAGTCAGGCGGGCTTAACAAGAAAGGGGTTGAAAGCTACCGCCGGGAGAACCCCGGCAGTAAGCTGAAGACTGCTGTAACGACTAAGCCTAGCAAGTTAAAGAAAGGCTCTAAGGCCGCTAAACGGCGTAAGTCTTTCTGTGCCCGCATGAAGGGTATGAAGAAGCGCAACACTAGCGCAAAGACAGCGAATGACCCTAACAGCCGCATCAACAAAAGTTTGCGGAAGTGGAACTGCTGATGGCGTTCCTACAGTCAAACATACCGTACTTTAAATGTTGGGTTCGTAGGGAATATACGCACAACCACACGGCGTATCATGGTGAGTTTTTACACGCTATGGTAATCGCCGTGACCACCATACCTAAGCGTTGTCTTTCGTTTCAGGTCATTTTTACTGGCTGTGAGACAGACGATACTGATGAGCCTAACGTTCACGGCGGTGCTATGTGGGCACGTATGCCGATTACAGCGCTTGTCGGAGATACACCATTTCAAGAGTGGCCTGAACCTATGCCGGTTTGGGCGGCTCAACCGTGGGACTGTCCGTCACATACGCACAGTGTTTATGTGCTAGATAGCTGTACCCCTTGCCCGTGGATGGCAAAGATTGACGGTAAGTTCTACCCAGCCAAGTATTATTTTACGGTGGACTATACGGAGTCCGATATCGCTGATGACCCAGCACAGCACAAACAAGCGCACGTGCTTGAGTTGTTAGATGCGGGGAAGTGGACAGGAAACATAGTGGCGTTGCCAAATAACCGTGTTCGCGTTACACGTCCAGCACAGTTTGAATTAGGAGAAGGCGCTCCAGACTTTATGCCTTCTCAGCATATCCATTACAGTAAGTCTGACCTAGACTACACGTTAGATGTAAACCAAGTTTTTGACAATCTCTATGCGGAGGGAGATGACGATGATGAAGAAGAAAGGTTATAAGCGCGGCGGCAAAATGCCTGATTTAAGCGGCGATGGCGAAGTCACTCAGGAAGATGTCCTGATTGGGCGGGGCGTGCTTGATAAAAAAGGTAAGGCCAAAAAAGCTAAAAAGAAGCGTAGCGATGCTATGGATGCTGTTACAGGTACTGGTCCAGCCGCACCCCGTAAAGCTATGAAGAAAGGTGGTATGACAAAGAAAGGCTATGCCAAGGGCGGCAAGGTTCGTGGCGCAGGTCTTGCACGTAAAGGCGTACGTCCTTGTAAGATGCGATAACATGCGACGTTACTATAAGTCAGGCGGGAAAATATGTGCCAAGGGTAAGGCGTGGGCGAAGCGCACCTTTGATACGTACCCGTCTGCTTATGCAAACATGGCGGCGTCTAAATACTGCAAAGACCCTAATTATGCTAAGGGTGCTAAAGGCAAAAAGGCGAAGAAGTAATGGGTGAGTTGAAGAAGTGGCGAGATCAAGAGTGGGTTCGCATTGGTACTGATGGCGAAATCAAAGGCGAGTGCGGCACTTCTAAAGACAAAAAGAACCCTGATCGATGTTTGCCTAGAAGTAAGGCCCAAAGCCTATCTAAGTCTGAACGTTCTTCGACAGCTAAAAAGAAGAAGCGGGAAGGCAAGAAAGGTAAGACTGTGGTCAAGAACACCAAACAAGCGGAAGTAAAGTTTCGCGAGGGTGGACTTGCTCGTGGTAAGCGTTCCATAGCTCGTGGTTGCGGTGCTGTTATGAATAACAGACGTAAAAAGACGTTGTATACGTAAGGAGAGAAACAATGGAAGTGTTTCAAAACGGAAAGTTTTCTACGGGAGAGCCGGTCTATCAGGTAGGTACTAAAAACGCAGACGGTACATACGTCACTGTTGTGTATGACCTGATGACTAAAGAGCAGGCAGAGGCTAAACTAGAGGCAATGGGCGTTAAAAAACCCGTTGAAAAGAAGCCTGTAGCTAAGAAAAAAGCTCCAGCCAAGAAGAAATCTGCGAGTAAAAAGTAATGGCAACGTCAGGTACTACCGCATTTAACATGGACTTCACGGAGATCGCTGAAGAAGCGTGGGAGCGTGCTGGCCGTGAAATGCGCTCTGGATACGATTTGCGTACTGCACGTCGGTCCATGAACCTGATGACCATTGAGTGGCAGAACCGTGGGATCAACCTGTGGACCATCGATGAAGGCACCGTAAGCCTCGTTGCTGGTACGTCTGAGTACGATCTGCCAGCAGACACCATTGACCTTCTTGAGCAGGTAATTCGTACAGGTGCAGGTAACCAATCAACACAATCTGACCTTACGATAAGTCGTATTAGCGTAAGTACCTACGCATCTATCCCAAACAAGTTATCGCGTGGTAGACCTATTCAAGTGTGGATAGAACGCTTACGAGATAACCCTAAAATCAACGTTTGGCCTGTGCCAGACACAAACGACTATACCTTCCGTTATTGGAGGCTCCGCCGCATTCAAGACGCCGGTGCCGGTGCTGAGACTTCAGACATGAACTTCCGCTTTTTCCCATGTCTTGTCGCAGGTCTTGCATACCACATCGCCATGAAAGTGCCGGAGCTTGCTGAACGCTTGCCTATGCTCAAACAAGCATACGAAGAGCAATTTGCTTTAGCGGCGGGGGAAGATAGAGAAAAAACACCAGCTCGTTTTGTTCCTCGCGCTATGAGGATCTGAGATGGGCAATCGATTTGCGTCAAGTCAGAAAGCGCTCGGCGTATGCGATGTATGTGGCTTTACGTACAAACTGCGTGAGCTACGTAATGTTTACAAGAAGGGACGCGATACAAACATTAAATCGTGCCCTGAGTGTTGGGATGGAGACCATCCGCAGTTAAAGCTGGGGGAGTTTCCTGTTAATGACCCACAAGCGCTACGTGATCCACGTCCTGATTCCAATCAGTATGCGGCTAGCAGAGCGTTAATAGAGCCAGTCAAGCCGGTTGTCGGTACTGGATTTATAGGGCAAGCTGTAGTTCAGATTTCGTAGGAGTGAATACGATGCGTAAGCAAACACCAAAAGCTACTAAGAAGCCAAAGTCCAAGAACAAGCAAGTCAAGGTTCGTGGTACTGGCGCGGCTACAAAAGGACTTTATGCTCGCGGTCCTATGGCATAAATCATGAACTATACCGAGCTGAAAACTAACATTGAGGACATCACTGAAAATACGTTCACTGATGATCAGCTCGCTATGTTCACAGAACAGGCTGAACAGAAAATTTACAACACTGTTCAGATCCCCGCGCTCCGTAAAAACGTTACAGGGACGCTCACAGCGAGTAATAAATATCTAGCCACACCTGCTGATTATCTGTATACCTATAGTTTAGCGGTTGTAGACGGTAGCGGTAATTACCATTTCTTGTTAAACAAGGATGTGAATTTTATTCGTGAAGCGTATCCAGTACAGACTACTACAGGATTGCCTAAACACTACGCTAACTTTGATGATGATAGCTTTATTGTGGGACCAACTCCTGATAGCGGGTATACAATGGAGCTTCACTACGGGTATTACCCTGAGTCGATAGTAACGGCGGGTACTACATGGTTAGGCGAAGAGTTTGATTCTGCGCTCTTAAACGGAGCGTTGGTGGAAGCCTTGCGTTTTATGAAAGGTGAGCCAGACCTCGTACAGATGTACGAGCGCATGTATGTACAGTCGTTGAAGTTACTCAAAAACCTTGGCGATGGTAAACTTCGCGGCGATACTTATCGTTCAGGACAACCTCAGATACCTGTAACTTAGGGGATAAAAGATGGCAATTACTCAAGCAATGTGCACGTCATTCAAGAAAGCGCTTCTTGATGGCGAAATGGATTTTAGTTCAGATACGTCGGCAACGTTCAAAATCGCGTTGTTTACTTCATCTGCAACTCTTGGAGCGTCTACAACGGCGTACTCAACAACGAACGAAGTTTCAGGGACTGGGTATACAGCAGGTGGTAACACGCTAACTGTTGTGGCTCCTACGACGTCTGGGACCACTGCGTTCCTAGACTTTGCAGATACAACGTGGTCTACCGCAACAATCACCGCACGGGGAGCGTTGATCTATAAGTCTGGTGGTGGCGACCCTGCCGTTGCCGTACTTGATTTTGGTGCCGATAAAACGTCTACTGCTGGCGATTTTCAGATTCAGTTCCCTACAGCCGACGCGAGTAACGCCATTATTCGGATAGCGTAATGCCTTCCTCTGTCACGTATACAGGGTGGGGTTCTACCGCTTGGGGCCAAGGCTCTTGGGGTACGGATCTCACCATTGTAAGCGTCGATGGAGTAGGAGCTACCGGCGCAGTTGGCACCGTTGTTGTCGCCGCTGATGCCGATGTCAGTGTTACTGGATTAGAAGCTACTGGCGCACTTGGTAATGTTACTGTTACTGGTGCGGCTACAGTACAACCATCGGGGCTTGAAGCCACTGGTGGTATAGGAAACGTTCTTGTTGTTGCCGACGCTAACGTCGGCGTTACCGGTGTCGCCGGTACTTCTGCTTTAGGCTCCGTCACCGTTACTGCGGATGCAAATGTCAGCGTTACGGGTCTTTCTGCTACATCCGCACTTGGTACGGTCGTTGTCGCCGCTGACGCAAATGTCAGTGTCACAGGAGAAGAAGCTACCACAGCCCTTGGTTCTGTCACTGTTACAGGTGATGCGAACGTATCTCCAACCGGCGTTGAGTCTACAGGTGCAATAGGCACTGTCAGCGTTTCAGGCGATGCAAACCTCACAGTTACCGGCGTTGCTGGTACGACGGCGCTTGGCACGGTTGTTGCCACAGGTGACGCTATTGTCTCTCCATCAGGACTTGAAGCCACTACTGGCCTTGGTTCTGTCACTGTTACCGGCACAGCAAATGTATCCCCAGCGGGGCTTGAAGCTACTAGCGCTCTTGGAACGGTTTCTGTTGTTGCTGACGCTAATGTAAGCGTTACAGGAGAAGAAGCTACTACGTCTCTTGGTACCGTTGCTGTAACGGGTGACGCCATTGCAACCCCGTCAGGTCTCGAAGCGACCGGCGCAATCGGAACTGTACACGTTGCGGTCGTTGTTGATGTTATAGTTACGGGAGTTGAAAGTACCGTAAGTTTAGGTACAGTAACTGTTACTGCTGGAGCAACTGCACTTCCAACGGGCGTAGAAGCCTCGGGTGCAGTCGGAAACGTGTTTATCTGGGGTGAAATACCTACGGATCAGACACCAGACTGGCAAGCGATTTCTGACGGACAAACGCCAACTTGGGGTAATATATCATCAGGACAGACCCCAAATTGGCAGGATATTACAGATACGCAAAGTCCTTCTTGGGGTAATCTGGATACAGACCAGACGCCAAATTGGGACGATATAGCCGCTTGAGGACAAGAGAATGGCAACACAGTACACCAGCATACTTAAACTAGCGCTTCCCGTACAAGGCGAGCTTAGTGGTACTTGGGGCGATGTTGTAAACGACAACATCACTTCGATGGTAGAAGAAGCCATCGCAGGCCGCGCAGTTATCAATACGTGGACCGCTAACTCCCACACACTAACCACTGCCGATGGCACGACCTCTGAGTCTCGTGCGGCAATTCTTACTCTGACTGACACAGGCACAGCGTTGACTGGTGCAGGTACGGTCATTTGTCCAGCGGCGTCTAAGATCTATATTGTCGAGAACGGCACAGGCCAGACAATCACTGTCAAAACGTCTTCTGGCACGGGTGTTGCTGTACCAAACACCAAGAACATGGTGGTCTTTTGTGATGGCACAAACGTCGAAGAAGGCATCACAAACATTAACAGCCTTACACTCAATGGTGACGGCGCTACTGTTTCAAGCATCAAAGACGAAGACAACATGGCGTCTGACAGCGCCACAGCACTCGCCACCCAGCAGTCCATCAAGGCGTATGTAGATTCTCAAGTTGGTGCTAACAACGAACTCTCTGAGGTTCTGGCTAACGGTAACACCACCGGCGGCACAGACATCTCGGTCTCGTCAGGCGACGACATCACCTTTGCTGATTCTTCCAAGGCTATCTTCGGTGCTGGCTCTGACCTACAGATTTATCACACAGGAACAGAAAGTTGGATTAAAGATGCAGGCTCTGGAAATCTTTATATCGACTCAAATGGTGCGGCAATTCAGCTAACTGCCAATGGTGCGGCAGACAGCATGATAAATGCTATTCCTAACGGCGGTGTGACTCTGTTCCACGACAATGCCTCTAAACTAAACACCAGTTCCACAGGCATCGACGTAACGGGCGGTGTAACTACTGACGCATATTCTTACTTAAATGGTTTAAGGATTTCAGGAGCGGACACTGGTAATACTATTTACCAGCAGTCAGGAGCCTTATCTATATCAAGCGCGTCGGGCGATATTTCATTAAAGCCTTCTGGCGTTACTATTTTAACAGCGACTTCTACAGGCATCACCGTCGCAGGCAACCTGTCAGTAGACGGCGGCACAATCAAGCTGGATGGTAACTATCCTACAGGTACGTCTAACGTAGCTCTGGGCAACACTGCACTAGATAGTGTTGAGTCTGGCGGATCTTACAACGTAGCTATCGGCGATGCCGCATTAACGTCTCTTACCACAGGCGATAACAACGTCGCGGTTGGATATATTGCATTGCAAGATCTAACCACCGGCCAAGAAAACACTGCGGTTGGTGTTGGTGCGCTTGGAGAAACAACAACAGGTAACAACAACGTCGCGCTTGGTCGTAGCGCAATGCGAGCTAATACAACGGGAGGAAGCAACGTAGCCATAGGCGCAGATGCTCTTGACGCTAATACCACTGCATCAAACAACGTCGCAATTGGTAGGTCTGCTTTAGGTGTAAACACTACAGGCACGAATAATGTTGCCTTAGGTTATCAGTCACTAGACGCAAACACTACCGCATCCCACAACACTGCCTTGGGCTATCAGGCGCTTACAACAAACACGACAGGTGCTTCAAACACTGCGGTAGGACAAGCGGCGCTTACTTCAAATGCTACTGGCGCTTCAAATACTGCGGTAGGTCGTCAGGCACTGGTGGCTAATACCGCCTCCAACAATACTGCCCTTGGTCATCAATCGGGGTACACAAATACCGCAGGCACTGAAAACACCTTTATTGGTATGCAGGCGGGTTTTAGCACTACTGGATCATATAACTATCTAGCGGGCCATAAAGCAGGCTATAACGTAACCACAGGAACTATCAACGTTGGTGTGGGGCGTCTCGCGCTTGGTGGCGCTAGTTCGGCTGGTGTTTCTGGAAGTGAAAACGTATCAGTAGGTAACGCCAGTCTTTATGTAAATGAGTCTGGAGGACAAAACGCGGTTTTAGGCACTGAGGCAATGCGCTTTAACACAAGCGGATCAAACAACGTTGCTGTAGGACAAAAAGCCCTTTTCTCCAACACTACCGCCTCTGGCAACACAGGCTTGGGGCATCAGGCGCTGTATTCAAACACAACAGGTACAAATAATGTTGCGGTAGGCCTTGCGGCACTTCAACTCAACACTACAGGTACTGATGGCACGGCTGTTGGTCAAAACGCATTAGGTGCTAACACTACAGGCGGAGCAAATACAGCAGTTGGTGTAAACGCATTAGCCTCAAACACAACTGCGGCGGCAAACGTAGCAGTTGGTGAGCAAGCGGGATATTTGACCACAGGCGGTAACAACACATTTATGGGCTACCGCGCTGGCCGACAAGTTACTTCAGGCACAAACAACACGGCTGTTGGTTATGCGGCTGGCGGCTTTAACGCGCAATCATCGGGCGGTGACAACACGTCTATGGGATTGCAAGCGGCTTACAGCCTAACCACTGGAAGCAATAATGTTAGCTTAGGAAGAAATGCTGGGTTTGCTCTTACGACAGGGGCATCAAACGTTGCTGTAGGTAACTATGCTTTAGATGCGGCCTCTTCTGGTAATTATAATGTAGCTGTTGGTAGAGATGCTCTAACATCACTCACAACCGCAGAGCACGCGGTAGCTATAGGTTATCAGGCCGCACTATCGTCAACGACAGCCAACGATGTTACTGCCGTGGGCGCGTTCGCATTGTACTTAAACACCACAGGCTCCGGTAACGCGGCTTTTGGTAAAAATGTTTTACGTCAAAATACTACAGGTAGTGCGAATGCGGCATTCGGTAACCAATTAACCGGAACGACCAACGCCACTATGTACTCAAATACTACGGGTGCACAAAATTCGGCGTTTGGCGTGGCGGCACTTCGTGATAACACGACAGGTAATAACAACACTGCTATTGGTTACTCAGCGTTAATAGTAAACACCACCGCTTCTAACAACACTGCTGTGGGTTACCAGTCGCTGATGGCAAACACCACAGGCGACAGAAATGTTGCTATGGGCGCTACAGCACTTGACGCTAACACCACAGCAGATGGCAACACCGCAGTTGGTTATGCTTCGTTAAGTGCAAATGTTGGATCTGAGTTAAACACGGCGATTGGCTTCAACGCGCTTCGCCTTTACAACAATGCTAGTGGTTCAGGATATAACACTGCTATTGGTGCGCTTGCAGGAGACCAGTTAACCACAGGCGTTCAAAACACGCTCATTGGCGGCCTTGCTGGTGACGCAATTACTACCGCTTCCTACAACACGGCTCTAGGTTATTCGTCTCTAGGAGCAACTACAACAGGAGAGAATAATACAGCTGTAGGTTATGCGGCTCTTAATGCAAACACTACAGCGGCTAACAACGTAGCTGTTGGGCATCTGGCTTTAAGTGTAAACACTACAGGCACAAGCAACGTAGCGGTTGGTACTTATGCGCTAGACGCCAACACTTCAGCATCAAACAACACGGCAGTTGGCTATCAGGCGCTTACAACATCAACAGCGGGAGATAGTGTTGCTGTAGGCTCTATTGCATTGCGTGACAATACGACGGGTACTGCTAACGTAGCGGTAGGTTATGCGGCGCTTACTCTTAACTCTACTGGTTCGCGCAACACTGCGGTAGGTCAGTTCTCTCTGTACAGCAACACAGGAACAGATAATGCCGCTTTCGGTTGGTATTCTCTTTTAAACAACACATCCGGCACCAACAACACGGCAATAGGACGCTCTGCTAACCAAAACAACACAACAGGAGATAATAATACTTCTGTTGGTTATGCTTCGTTAGCCGCCAATACTACGGGCATTCAGAACACAACAATAGGCGCTTATGCAGGTGATGGGCTTACTACAGGTAGTGAAAACACCGCAGTAGGATATCAAGCGCTTACAGGAGATACTTTAGGTAGTAAGTCAGTTGCAGTAGGCCGCATGGCTTTGCTCAGTCAGAACTTTACTTCTGCTACCAACGCTTACAACGTAGCTGTAGGACACAACGCTGGCCAGCAGTTAACCGTAGGTATTCAAAATACTTTCGTAGGTGGTTTAGCCGCTGACGCCCTGACAACAGGTGATCATAACGTAGCTCTTGGCTATGCCGCGTTGACAATGGACACACAAGGAAGTGCATCTGTTGCAATAGGTAATGAAGCTCTTAGCACGCAAAACTTTACCTCTGCTACAAATGTTTATAACGTCGCTGTTGGTGACCAAGCGGGTAAGTCAGTAACTACGGGCAAATACAACACCTTCATTGGCGGCCTTGCAGGTGACGCAGTTACAACTGGAAGTGATAACACGGCTGTCGGAACGCAAGCTCTTAGCGCAGGTGTAGCGTCGTTTTACAACACGGCTTTTGGCTATCAAGCGCTTACCACTGACACAACAGGAAGGCATAGTGTTGCGGTAGGTAGGCTTGCACTGCAATCACAGAACAGTACTAGCTCTGTTGATATGTACAATGTTGCCGTTGGATCTTCTTCAGGTAGAAATAACACTACAGGCACGAACAACACTTTTGTTGGTGGTAGCGCAGGTGAAGTTAACACCACCGGAAGTAATAATGTCGCAGTTGGTAAATCTGCTTTAGACGCAAACACCACTGCCTCAAACAACACGGCTGTTGGTCAAAGTGCGGGTAGTGCAGCAACAGGCGGCAATAACACGTTTATAGGATCAAGCGCTGGTGAAGCCGCTACTACAGGAACAGAAAACACGTTTGTAGGAAATGTTGCTGGTTCTGCGATTACAACTGGCTCTGACAACACCATCCTTGGCCGTTACAACGGCAACCAAGGCGGCCTCGACATCCGCACCTCAAACAACCACATCGTCTTGTCAGATGGTGACGGTAATCCACGGGGTATTTTTGATGGTTCTGGCAACTTGTTGGTTGGAAAAACTGCGGCAAACTTCACTGTTGCTGGACATGAGATAAAGCCGGGAGGTTTTGCTGGATTTACCAGAGATGGTGGCGCATCAATAGTTGCAACTCGTTTGACAAGCGACGGAGCTATCCAAGAGTTTTACAAAGACGGCACAGGGGTCGGTAGTATTTTTTCAGGTCATGGATCTACTCAAGTAGGAATAGGAACTAACACTACTGGCATTACCTTTAACCCTAGCACTAGAAGCATGATGCCTGCTGACCCGTCAAGCACTAACCCGCAGTTAGACGCAACTTTGGATATAGGTCACCCCGCTGTTCGCTGGAAAGACCTTTACCTGTCAGGCGGTGCGTACCTAGGCGGCACAGCGGCGGCCAATAAGCTAGACGACTACGAAGAAGGGACGTGGACTCCTGTTTTAGAGGGTAATTCAGGTCAAAGCGGGCAAACATATTCTAGTCAAACTGGCACTTATACAAAAATTGGAAGGCAGGTTACCTGTAGATTCAAGTTAACATTAACTGCTGAAGGGACATTTACAAATACATACATATTGCTTGCTGGACTGCCTTTTACTTTAGCAAGTTCACCCGGAACAGTGCACATGGGTAATATGTACTTCACAGATATGGGTACAAACTTTATTTCTGTCGGCCTGCAAGGTTATGAAGGAAATAGTAAAGCATATCTTTGGGCTAAAAAATCAGCCACAGCCAGCAGAGAGTATGTAGGTATTAATGACTTAAGCGATACAACTACTCTTACAGGTACGTTTACTTATTTTGTTTAACTGAATTATCTCAAGTGGATTCTTGAGACGGACTAAAGGAGAAAGACAATGGCATTAACTGAAGAAGAAGTTGCAGACAAAATTGAAGTGGTTGAAACGCAGGACGAGGACGGCAACACTGTCACCTCTGTTCAAGTTCGCATGACCACTAAGGTACTAAAGGACGGCGCTGTGATCGCACAAAGCTATCACCGTCATGTAATTCAATCAGGTGACGACTGGTCGTCCGAACCTGCTAACGTGCAGACTATCTGCAATGCAGTATTTAGCTAAGGAGACTATCCATGACTGACGAAGCAAGAACCGCTGAAGAGCGCACACAAGACTTTACTGCTATGGGACATAGCGTAGATCTTATCAACGACATCGTTGCTGGTAACCAAGACGACGATATGGAAGCCGCAGAGCGTCAAGACTGCGTTGACCGTAACGTGGCTCACCTTGAGCTTATGGTTGCCAAGGACGATTGGGATAGCGAAGACATGACTGCCTCTAATGCCGCAATCACCGCAGGGCAGGGTTATACTGCCGCTTAAACTTAACCACAACTTGGAGTAACGAAAATGGGAAAAGACGAAAAGACCCCAATCACCGTTAACGGCCAAGAGTACATCCTTGAAGATTTTACAGATCGACAAAGAGCGCTCTTGAACCACATCAATGATCTCGATCGAAAGATCGGCAATTCTCAGTTCAACTTAGAACAGCTTTCATTTTGCCGCACAAAGTTTATCGAAGACTTAGCACAAGATCTTGAAAGTGAGGAGATCACCGATGAGGATTACGAAGAAGTGTCTGCTGACTCTGCTGATTAGTCTCTCAAGTCCTGCCTTCGGGCAGGACACCCCTGAGGTAGATCCCGTACCGGAGGTTGATCCACCGCCAGTAAGGGACGATGGTGAGTACGAGCCAGACTTTGACGGCGATGGGGATGACACAAACATTGAGGGCGACTTAAACACGTCAAACTCAAACAATAACAACGTCAACAAGACGTACAACGGTGCTGGCTCTGGTAGACAGATGCCTGCGAATACTGCTGTCTCTCCTTCTTTAATGAGCACAGGTCAACAATCATGCCTTAAGTCACTTTCTGGTGGTGTACAGTTAGTAGGTTTTGGCGTGTCTTCTGGTCTTTATCGGCAAGATGAAGAGTGCAACCGTAGATTAAACGCGATTACGCTCTCAAATATGGGTATGAAAGTGGCCTCTGTCAGTTTGATGTGCCAAAATGCTCAGGTATGGAGAGCTATGTTTATGAGCGCAACTCCATGCCCAATTATTCGGTCTGGCAAATTACTTGTGGGTAAAAATGCCGTACTAGCGATTAAACAGAATCCAGCTATGTGGATTCCCGATTATGAAGAGGACAAGGCTTTTTACGATGAGCTTTTAGCCGGAGGGGGCGATGACAGCGGCGAGCAAGAGTCTAATAGCGGTAGCCTTAGCGATCGTTTCCGTACCACTAAACGCGACCGAGATTGACGATTTAGTTAACACCTCTCAAAGCATTCGTGACACGTTTGCTTACGGCATCAAGACGATTGCAGGGGGCGAATCCTATGCTGGAGAAGGCTACATTGCTCCAGCTATGGCCGAGAACGGCTACATATCTAAAGAACAGCAAGACGCCTACAATGCCGCCGTTGCCGCAGTTCAAGCGGCTACTTACTCCTATGATCCCAACGCGGATCAATACTTCCAAGACCAAGCCGATCAAGCAATGGACACTGTGTCAGAGATGATCGATGCCTACGTCGAAGCCGCACAAACCATCATTATGGTCGCTACTGTTAACGAAATGGCGCAGGACGCACAGACAGCGGCAGATGAGCGCGAGGCTATGGCCTTACAAGAGTTTATGGGTGCAAACGACGTAACGTTACAGGATGAAGAGATTGAAGCCTACAACGACGCGTTGTCTAACACCGAACAAGCAATACAAGTTGCCGCCGCGTATATGGCGGTCGCTAATGATGAAAACTTACTGAATCAAGCAGATAATATGGCTAGAGAGTACAACGTGACTTTTGAGGAGGCCGCGTCTGTTTTCTTTGACTTAGACACACAAGCCGTTTGGGTATCGTTTGACGGCGGTAGCACCATTCAAGGCTTGCAGGTAGGTAACTACTTTGTTGCCGCAGAAGATGTGTTAACACGTGCTGAAACACAAGAATTTTGGACCACGAGCCCCGAGGGAGGGTGTTGGTTCGCTGAAAACCAAGAGGAGTGCTTGAACGGTGGCCCTTGAAGATTTAGAAGTTAATGTCGGCGGGACGTCCATCAAGGGCGTTTGGATTGCTATCGTGCTTACTTTTGGCTCAACAATTGGGGGCGGAATCTGGGCGGCATCTCAGTTCTTTGCACAACTAAACGAACAGTCTGAAGCGGTGATCGCGGCTACAGCGCAAGCAGAAGGTTTGGCTACGCGGTTCGATGACCTTAGAGAATCAAATACCACACGACTGCAAGCGATGGACGTCAAACTGTCGAACATGGAGCAGGCTATGACAGCGGCAGATGTTGAGAATCTGCAAGGCAAGCTAGCAGAACTTGGCGCTAACCTCGTGCAAATTATGGATGCACAGCAAGAGCTACTGGACTTACGCGATCGTATCAGTACAGTAGAGAAAACATCATCCGAAACAGAGCTACGTGTTTCTGGTAAATTAGATGCGTTATCTACAATAGATGAGCGTCTCAAGCGTTTTGAGCGCGATATGGATGACCTTTGGACGGCAATAGACGCAACAAATCCTTTAGGCGGTAACTAATGGACACAGCAGAAGAAGCGCTCAAGCGCATTGAAATACATGAAGCCGAGTGCAAACTGCTACGACAAAACATTGAAAAGCGGTTGGACCAAGGTAACGAGCGGTTTAACAAACTAGAGCGTATGATCCTCGCAATCTACCCCTTCCTGATTGCAGTTATTGGCGCGGCGGAGTATTTCAGATGAATTTTGACAAAGTAAAAGGGTTAGTGGGGTCACTGGCTCCTACACTTGGAGCCGCTTTGGGCGGTCCTGTCGGCGGTGCGGCGGCGTCTATGTTGGCAGATGTGCTTGGTTGCGATCCAGTTCCGGCAAAAATGGAGAGAGCTTTACAGCAGGCCACACCTGAGCAGTTAGCTGAAATTAAAAAGGCTGAACTAGACTTTGAGGTCCGTATGAAGGAACTCGAAGTAGACGTGTTTGCGCTTGAAACTAAAGACATTCAGGACGCACGCTCTAACTTTTCTACAGACTGGACAGCGCGAACGATTGGGCTAATCATGGTCCTATTTTTCTGTTCTTTCTGTGCGTTTATCGTTATCGAGCCGCCCGGTTCGACGTCTATGGAACTTATTAATTTGATCTTGGGTTACCTTGGCGGTCTTGTTTCCGCAGTCGTATCGTTCTATTTTGGTGCGTCTCAGAAACAGGACTGACTTATGAGTAAGCTCGTTGCACAATTAAAGCGCCATGAAGGTGTAAAGAAGTTTTGCTATCTGTGTCCGGCTGGTTTTGAAACTATCGGTGTGGGTAGAAACATCAGTCAAAACAATGGCTTAGGTCTATCTGATGACGAGATAGACTACCTCCTTGAAAACGACATAAAACGGTGCAAACAAGAGTTGATCGCACTGTCGTGGTTCGTGGACCTTGATCCCGTGCGTCAAGACGCCATTGTTAACCTGTGTTTTAATCTAGGTATGACGCGTCTGCTAGGTTTTAAGAATGCTTTAGCGGCGATGGAGGCAGGAGATTACCCCAAAGCCGCCGACGAATTTTACGATTCGCGTTGGGCCAAACAGGTAGGATCACGCGCCGACGAGGTTTGCGAAATGATCCGTACTGGTCGATACGGAGAAGGGTATGCGTAATACTGTTCAGGCGAGAGACATCGATGGTAACACTGAGCCAACACACACAGTAGAAGTTGTTTGTGCTCATTGCGGCTATGACCTTGACGAAGCCGAGCTAGAAGCCGACACTTGTTCAGATTGTGGTCAACCTCTTAACTTAAAAGAGAGCGTATCTATACAAGTAACCACGTTGCCACCGGTATTTGGTGACACTCTATAGGTGCGATATGGCGTTAAAAAAATTAGCTTTCAAGCCGGGAATCAATCGTGAGGTAACACGATACACTAACGAAGCTGGTTGGTATGAGTGTGACAAGGTACGATTTCGGCAAGGGTACCCCGAAAAGATTGGTGGCTGGGAACGTATCTCTGTGTCTACCTTTCAGGGCGTATGCCGTTCGCTATCCAACTGGATAACGCTTGGAAGCATTAACCTCATTGGCGTAGGCACGCACCTCAAGTTCTATTTAGAGCAAGGTGGCGGATACAACGACATTACGCCGATTCGAGAGACCACCGCCGCTGGTGATGTGACCTTTGCGGCTACTAACGGGTCAACCACACTGACGGTAACTGATACCGGCCACGGTGCACGTGAGGGAGATTTTGTTACGTTTAGTGGCGCGGTAACACTAGGCGGTAACATTACGGCTAGCGTGCTGAATGCGGAGTATCAGATCGTAACAGTTCCAGATGCTAACTCTTACACCATAACAGCCACAGCTACGGCCAACGCGTCCGACACAGGTAACGGCGGGTCTTCAGTTGTTGGTGCGTATCAGATACGTACAGGTGAGCCTTACGAAGTGCCTCTGACTGGTTGGGGTGGTGGCACATGGGGTGCTGGTGTATGGGGTACCGGTGGCACATCGACCGAAGCTATCCGTCTCTGGAGTCAGTCTAACTTTGGTGAAGACTTAGTATTTGGGCCACGAGGTGGTGATATCTTCTACTGGGATGCAACCAACGGCGTAGAGACTCGCGCCGTGTATCTAAACACGCTATCAGGTGCGTCGAACGTACCCA